CGATTGTCAAACGCAATCAAGAGGTCTGCCGAATCGTCGGGCCCATTGTGCGGGAAAAATATACGCAGGTCATCCAAGGCCGCAACTACTTGACCGTGCAGGGCGCCCAGGCGATCGCCTCGTCGCTCGGCTACACCTCAGGCACTGCCAGTCTCCGGCACGTCGAACCGACGGAAAGCGTCGCCGGCTACTGGGAAGCGACCTGCACGGTCTTGTTGAATGGCGTCATCGTGGGCTCGGGCATTGGCTCGGTCTTTGATGACGAGCGCCCGTGGAACACCCGGCCACAGTTCGCCAGGCAGATGATGGCGCAGACCCGGGCTACTGGCCGGGCCCTCAAAGGCGTGATGGGGTGGGCGTTCGCCGCTCTCGACTACGAGGGCAGCATCGCCGAGGAGATGCCCGAGGAAGCCACGAGGATGCCTCAGGAGGCGCCCGCGCCTCGAAAGGCACTCGCGGCGCCCTCCAAGGCGTCGAAGCCCGCTCAGGGCAAGCCTGAGCCTAAAGGCGACCGCCTACAGGTTCGGGGCATTTGCGCAGGAGTTGACCCTAAGACGGCAAAGAGCGGCAAAGAGTACTGGCGAGTAGGGGTGGAAGCCAATGGCGTGGAATGGTTTACGTCGTTCAATCCAGTTGACGAGAACATGATTGGCAAGTTGGTCATTCTCCAACTCAAGCCATGGCAAGACGGGGTGATCATCACCGACGTTCAGGTTGTGGTGGAAGAGGAGGTGCCGTTTTGACCAACCCACAACCATCTGAAGTGTGGCGCTGCGGAGCGCTTGACGGCACCCAAAAGTTGGTGCTGTTGGCCATTCTTGACTACGGACGCCTGGCGTACCCTCGCCAAGCAGTGCTCGCGGCCAAGTGTGGCATCAGCAAATCCACTTGCCAGCGCACAGTTGACGGACTACGCGCAAGTGGCGTCCTGACAACGAGTAGCAAGGGCAAAGCGCTTTCGTACCGCGTCAACCTGACAGGGCAGGAGATACCTCAATCTGACGTTTCACGAAACGTCAATCTGACGTCGGAGAAGAGTCAAATTGACGTTTCTAGCGACGTCAATTTGACGTCGGGATCCTATCTAGTCCAGTTAACTAGTCCACCTAACCAGCAAACGGCTACCGCCGTGAGCGGGTGGGAGGTTCAATCTGACACAGCAAACCGGATCAAGCAACGTGACCCGAGGGCAGACCTTGACGCGCAGCGTTCAGTGTGCCGACGGGTGCTGATCTCGTACGGTCTGAGCGACCGTGACGCGGTAGGCGCCTGGCGGCTCCTGCTCGAGCACTGGGCCCGGAGCGGGAACGATGCATACGCAACGCTGAAGCACCACACCGAGAACCTAGGCGGCGCACGTGACGTCGCGAAGGTTGTCTTACATCGCCTACAGGGGGTCGCATGACAGAACGCCTCGAAGATCAGATCCTCCAGCAAGTGCTTGTGATCCAAGCCCTACGCCTACGCATTGCTCGCATGGAGTCGATTTACACCGCTCCACGAACCGTTCGATCCACTGGCATGAATGGAACGAGTGAGGACACACCCCACAAGCGAGACACAATCGTCGATTTAGGGCCTGCCGATGTGCGTTGTGTCACTGATCAGGAAGTCGAACGCGCAGAGGACGATGGCACATGATCAATTCACGCATGAAGGGAAAGAACGGGGAACTCGATGCATGCCGTGCGTTAGGCAAGGTCTTCCCATTCGCATGGGAGCGCACTGCTCAGCGCTATGGCAAGGGCAAGGCAGACATCGAACCATGTGTCGATTGGAAGATTCATGTTGAGGTTAAGCGCAGGCGCACCGGCTACACGTATGTGTATTCACGCCTAGCCAAAGACACCTTGATCATCAGCGGATCAATGCTCATGTGCAGGCTTAGTCATCTGCGCACAGTGATGGATGATTCCGTATGTCTACCTAATGTTGCACCGCGTAACGCTGGTCTTGAGGATGCCATGTTGCAAGCACGTACCGATGCAGATAGTGACATGCTGCCAGTGGTGTTAGCGCGTCAGGATGACGAGGAATGGCTGTTGTGTTGGCGTGAGGAGAACGATACGCGACTCATGGAAGAGGTACGCACATGGCTAGGCGATGGCGATACGAAGGTGGTATAGGCAAGCCCATCAGCATGATTAACACCATTCGCTCACGCGGTGGTACATGGACACGCACAGCCAAGGCACATAAGGCTGTGCATATGTTCTGTGCTGTGTGTGGTGCAGTGGCTGACCTTGAGACAGATCACATCATTCCACTGCACCGTGGTGGCACAAACGAATGGAAAAATTTGCAGTCGTTGTGCCGTACACATCACGTTATCAAGACTACGGCTGAAATTTGACCAGCCCCCGTCATAGGGCCGAGCCCCCCCACAAGCCTAAGGCACCGCGGTGTGGATCCACGAAGACAGACGCAAGACGTAAACACCTGAAACGACCGCCGTTATGCGCCGACCTAGCCGACGCCTACGCCGAGTCGATCGCCAGCGGCAGCGCCGTCGCGAATCTGCGAATCGTCGACTCATGCAAGCGCTACTTAGCCGAGCGCAAAGCGCCGGCGGCGCACCAGGTGTGGTGGGACGAGCCACGCGCCGAAGACGCCCGAGCGTTCGCACGCAAGTGCGGCCAGGGCGTCGAAGAAGACGCCGGCAAACCACTGGAGTGGATGCCGTGGCAATGCATGGTGGCGATGATCTTGCTTGCCCGCCGGCGCGTGATCGCCAAGGTGAAGACCGACACGCCCGCCACCAAGGCGCTGCTGCTAGTGGTGGCCCGCGGCAACGGGAAGACCGAGTTCGCGGCGTCCATGATCATGGCAGCGATGCGAGACACCAGCACTAGCCTGGAGTTCTCAAGCGTGGCGCCGGATGGGCGCTTGGCACAGAAGACTTTCGAGCGGATGCAGACCATGTGCCGCACGCTGGCGCTAGATGACACCGACAAGGACGAGAAGGGATGGACGTCCTCGGGTGGGTCTACGCCCGCGCATCCCGGCAGAGTGCGCCACGGTGGCAATAGGTACATATCCCTGCCGTGCACCGACCGTGCGCTTGACGGATTGACCACGCGCTTGATCGTCGCGGACGAGACAGCGCGCATGGACAAAGCGTTCGGGCGCTTGCTCACTGGGCTTGCTAAGTTCGCCACGTCGCAACTGTTGGCGATCACAACGCCCGATCCGGAGCAGAAGACGCGCCCGATTTGGGGCTACTGGCAAGCGTGCGAGGCTGCAATCGCTGACGGAACGCCCTATCCGGCGGGCTGGTGGCCCATGATTTACGGTCTAGATGCCGACGATCAGGCCTCCGATCCCGCTGTTTGGGCGAAGGCGCACCCAGGTTTGGGCGTCATTGTCGACCCGACGCAGTTGCAACTGGCCGCGCAGACGATGCTAAACACCGGCGACCCGGTGCAAATCGCCGAGTTTGAAACGCAGTTGGCGTGCAGATACCACGAGATTGCGACGACGGACATAGATCTTGCAGTCCTTGAGCGGCAAATGGTCGACTGTGATTGGGATCGCTTGCGCGGTGCGCCCGCGGTGATTGGACTTGATCTAAGTCGCGGTGGTTACTCGACCCAACTTGACATGACAGCGTTGACGATTTTTGTAGTCGATGGCGGCATCATTCGTGGGCGGAACGTGTGCTGGTGGGCCGGTACGGACATCGCGCTCGACGAAAAGCGCTGCAAGAACCCGCTTCAGGTGTGGATTGAGGCCGGGCATCTGCGCCGAATGCCTGGTGAATGGCAGGATATGAGCATTGTTGAGGCTGAAATTGAGCACTTAATGACGCTTTACGACGTGCGAAAGATCGGCGTAGACCCGCATCCAGCGCAAGCGCGAGACATAAAGCGATGGCAGGATCGCGGCTGGCCCATCATTCCGGTCGATCAGAGCATCCGCACGATGGCTCCAGCGTGGAAGTTGTGGGGCGATCTGTTGAAGTCGAAGCAACTTTGCTACCAAATCGACCCGGTACTCGCGTCGGGACTGAACAACGTGCGACTGATTCGCGACAACGTCGGCAACACGCGACCAGTGAAGGGACGCAGCGCGGGCAACATGGACGTGATCGTGTCCGGCAACATGGCAGCGCTTCTGATGGAACATCATCAGGTGCGCGAGTCGACCGGACTCAGCACCAGCGCTTGCCCGATTGGTTAAGGTGGCAAGTCTGAAATAATCGCTTGACACGCTGAGGCACATTTGTTCCATGCATCTCAGTGAGCATCTTCGCACGATTCTTCGGTTTCAAAAGCGGCGTAGTTGTCTATGCACGCCCGGAACCACTGGCAACGCCAGCGCCACAGCATCTACCCGCTGTCGTTCGTGCGATGAATCTCATCAGCACGGACTTGGCGCGGCTTCCGTTCTCCGTAATTGACTCGCAGGGCCAAGTAGTCGACTCGCCGATCACTCAGTTGATGACGCGGGAAGCCTCGCGCTGGCAGTCGGGCTACGAGTTTCGGCGCTACATGACCACGTGCGCGCTCGATTCGGGTAACGGTTTGGCACTCATTCGCCGTGATTCATCGGGCACAGTCGCCGAATTGCAGCCACTTCCGAGCGGTACGTCTACTGTTGAACTGACCGAAGAGGGCGTCCAGTATCGACTTGGTGGAAATCTCTTGAAGGCAGATCAGGTGCTGCACCTTGGCTGCTATCCGGATCCGCTGTCGCCGAGTTGGTATATGTCGCCGATGGAGTCTTGTCGGTTCGCCATGGAATTGGCGGCAGACCAAGACGCAGCCCATAAGAGCCTTGTACGCACGGGCTCGACGGGAAAGGTAAGCATCAGTCATCCGGGCGCAATGTCCGATCAGACGGTGCAAGCCATCCGCGACGCATGGCAAACCATGCACGCAACCGCGGAGGGTGCCTCGCGCCCGCTGATCTTGCGCGAGGGCATGAAAGCCGAGCGCATCAGCGCTGAATCAACGACCACAAGTTTGGAGTCGCGCCGATTCTCTATCCAAGAGATCGCCCGCGCATTCGGCGTACCGCCCGAAATGCTTTACCAGCAGGGCGGCGGGGCGCTGTCCTCACAATCCGAAACAGCACGCGCCTACGTTGACGGCGCACTTGCCCAATGGGTAACCGCGTGGGAGTCGGAGATCACGCGCAAACTCTGCGGGCCCGGCGAACACGCAAGGCTTGATACCGACGTACTGCTTCGCGGCAATATGCGCGATGCGGGCATGGCGCTGTCGAAACTTGTCCTCGCCGGGATCCTCTCACCGAACGACGGTCGCAAGCGAATGGGCCTCCCGCCTATTCAGGGCGATGAGTTCGACATCCCAAGCGTGTCCATGCCGGGCGGCAATAGCGCCATGCAAGGCGACGGCGCTACGGAAAACATTGATGGAGGTGAAGACATTGCTTGAAATCCGTACCGCCAAGATCAGTATGCAAGGCGACAAGATCGGCGGATACGCCAGCGTGTACGACGCTCCAAGCCATCCGCTCACCGTGCGCGGTATCAACGGTGGCAAGCCATTCACCGAGAAGGTTGCCCGCGGCGCGTTCGACAATTCGCTTCGCTCCAACATCTCGCTGCTTGTTGGTCACGATGCGCGCGACCTTTTGGCAAATACCAAGAGCGGGCTGCTCCAACTGAACAGCGACGCGCACGGTTTAGCGTTCGAAGTAACGCTGCCTGACACACAACGCGCCAAGGACATCCGCGCACTGGTGGACGCCAACGTCCTCAGCGAGATGTCGTTCGGCTTCAACGTGATCTCCGAC